GGGGAAAGGGGGGCCAGGGGCCGGGAAAAAAACCCAACCAAACTGCCACCCCCGTTGGGCCGCACCTTCTTCCCCCCGAACTATAGTTCGATAGTAGGAGTCTTGCATTAAATTTACAAGTTCATTGGCTTGCGATGGATCGTCAAAAAGAACTTGTCCATTCTGAAAATTCAATCCAAGTTCAATACCGTTATTGTGTAAAGCAAATTCTGTTTCAGCTACATGGTCTAAAAAAGTTAAAGAATTAGGATCATCAATTAATTTACATACTCGTTTGATTAGATTCTTTCTGCTTAAAACAGCTTCTTTAAACATATCAAAACCAACTATTGCATCAAATGCATGATTAGCGTTTTGATCTAAATAATTGTCAACACGATCTCTAAATTCATTTTCAATTCGTAGCATTCTTTCAAACGAATAATGAGACAAAATCAAAAATTCCCCATTCTGTAAAAATAGATCAACTTTATCATCAGTCCCAATTAGATTGCGTTGCCTAAGTTTTGTGAAAGCACCGTCAACTATACGGCCAAAAACACCTCGATCAAGATAATTTAAATTTTTGGTTCTTCTAAAAGCGTATATATCTTCCCCATTTCCATTATTATGGTTATCATGGAATTTATAGACCATAAAATTAAATCTCGTATTTTCAGGATGTGGAAGTACTGCAACATCATTTAGAGAATCATTCAATTGCCTATATTCCGTACTATAATCTGCTGTATTAGCATACTCGATAGTATCCGCCAAAGCACCCATAATGTTATATTCGGCTTGAACAGTTTCTCTAAAATCGGTTAAACGGTCATGCATTATGTTTAGAAGTTGCTGTTCTACTTCTCTTGAAATTTGTGGTTCAATAGTGGAATAGCCATCATTATCTAATCGAACTAAATACAAATGGACGCACATGTTGTTCGGTAACACATCTCCATCATAATTAATTGCGTTTAGTACATTATCTATGTTCATAAAAATCACTCCTTACAAACATATAATATCCCTAATGTGCTAATTTTACTATCTTAATCAAAGGGGATCAAAAACATACATCTGTACCCGTCTAAAGTGGCGATGTGGAATCGAACCACACGCGGTAGCTAACCTCCTGACTCGACTATCGCCTTTTTCAGGTCTTACCTGTCATGTTTCAAACACACGTCGACTAATGATTAATCAAGTTAGCGATTCCATTTCACGGGCTGTAATTGCCAAAGTGCCCTATATCGCCGGTAGGACTCGAACCTATATCCCATTGTGGCTTCCCAATTAGCCCACAGCGATACTCGCATTCAACGGCCGACGTTAAACACGAAGACTAATGCCGGCGGCAGAGAGGAGCGCATCACCCCTTATAAATCTGCCGGCAACGTAGCCTGCTGGACTCGAACCAGCGACAACCTGATTAACAGTCAGGTGCTCTACCAACTGAGCTAAGGCCACAATAATGCTAGGTAATAATTGCCCGGGGTGGCTTACCTAACATTCGATAATACTAATTTACTCCCCTTTTTGACTTATTTACCGGAATCAACACGGAAACTTGTCGGAATTTACTCGGAATTTTGTCGGAGTAAATTCAGTCCTCGTCGTAGTGAGCAATAATCTCTGGCTCATACTTTTTAACGATCAGGTCTTCCACGCCATCCGGATATATCTCAGCGAACATTAACTGGGCTTGTTTCAAATACTTATTAAATGTTTTGTCGGAGATATTCAGGCTAATCATGCACTTAGTTTTCGAATACCGTTTAACATAGAGCAGCATTAATAGCTCTGAATATTTCTCCGTTTCTTCATCAATTGTAACAGCTTCAATGACCTTGACAACTAAATTAGCCATAAAATCATCGTTAGCTTTACTAACTTGCTTGTCTTCAATATGGTTGCCATAGCTAGGACTTTTAGGCATTCCGTCCATTGCTGGACTTTGCAGGTTGAAATTAACCCTGCGAGCTCGTAGTCGCCATTTCCAATAGTCTTTTAGCACCCGTTCCGCATTAGCAATTGTTCGTTCTTCATCAACGTCCTTAAAAATGCTCTCCATCACTGCCACCCCTTGTTTTGACTGTGCTATAATTAATTTATTCGGAATCAATTGTCGCGGCGTCAGCAATGGCAGCGCTTTTTATGTGTTATACTTACAACGGTCATTCGAGTGGTCCCGTGACTAGTCGCCCTAGTAGGCGGCTTTTTGTTTACTCTCGCGCTCACTCAACTCCGCAATGTCAGCAATTAAGTCCTGGCCAATTTGTGCCTGTTGCTCAGTCGTCAGTGCCGCGTTCATTTCCAGGTTGGCAACCGTGGCTTTCATTTGGATTGCTTTGGCGTATTCGGTATCAGTCATTTTTATTCCTCCACCACATATCCGTCTAGCCACGCCCGGGCAATCAGTTCTTGTTCGTCATAGTTCCAATCCCAATCATTAAACATTTCGCTTAATTTGTAGTGGTAAGCCTTAAATTCTTCAATCGTATCTCCATATACTTTCGGAATCACCGGCAGTTCGGCATACGTCTTCTTAAATACATCATCTGTAATCGGCCAATGCTCGCCATTAACGCCAGTTGCAATCCAGCCACCAACTCCTAGCACCATATCCCCTTCCAATGTGTTAATAGTGTAATCTGGGTCTAGTGGCATAGGCGGTGTGATATTGTATTTTTTAACCATCTCATCACTACCATCAAATTGTTCGGCCTTGATAGTGGCCGTTTTACGATAAATTTTAATCATTCGTGTCCCTCCAATTCTAAGTTTCGCCCAAGTATGAATATGCTGTCTTTGTCAATCTGAATAACTTTCTTCAAGTAATATTTTTCATGCCAAACCATCGGGAAGGTTAACTTGTCAGACATTGTAATCAATCCAAACAAGTCAAACAGCATTGGATAACAATCTGAATCCTTAAACTTAATCATCGTCGCCATCTCCATTTTTAATAACGTCATAGCCCCAAGCAAAGTGTTGAAGTGCCGTCTCTTTGGCTTCTTGCTCAATTTCATCATCAGTCGCATCAGCCGATACTTCGATTGTGTCGTGCCATTCAATACCAGCTGAGTCGCATTCTGACCAAACATCAAGCTTAATCATCGTCGCCATCCCCTATCAAATCATCTAGTTCATTAATGGCCTGTTGAACACCAGCAGCCTCACTTTTAAGCTCAAACATCAAACACTGGTTGCGGTCCCTCGCCAATCTCCTACGCAACTCTTTCATTCCACTATTCATTCGCCGGTGCTTCCGTTTAATCGTTGAACGCTTCTTAGTGTGTTTAGGCATCTTCGTCCTCCGTGATTTCATCTATTTCTACTCTAGGATTTCGTTTATCAACCGCAAATTCATCTTGAAAACCGGTTATGTGCTTGCGATTGTCATTGCCTAGGAGCCCAGCTTTCATAAAGCCGTCCAGCACAAACTTTTTAGCAAACGCGATATTGTCCGCATCTTTTCGGTTGTTCTTTGTGTACCACGTAAATTTAAGCTTGCAAGGCCAATTAAATTCAACTCCAGAATTATGACTAGCCCGCGCATATACACTACATAAGGCCGTGTACCGCTTCTTTAGGTTAGCTGCCGCATACCGATTGGCCCGTTCAGCCTTGATGTACTCATTTAAGCTAGGTAGTTCGCCCTTAATCACGACTTTACTCATACTTTCGGCACCCGGCTAATGTAGTAGCCATTAACGATCCCGTTAGACATACTGGCCTGTCTAATCGAAAATTCTGGGGCGTCAATCCTCTTACATAATCGCGCCAGTGTTTGATAGGCGATCACTTCATCAGGATTGTTATACTTCTCAGCACGCCAGTAATCGTTAGTCAGTGGCAGGCTGTATTTATGGACTAAATCCTTTACCCGATTTAATTCAATTGCCGTACTATCAGCTAGTTCTCTAAGCGTATGTTTGCCATGTTTATGTGCTTGCCGAATGGCTTTAATATCTTCACGTTCTCCCTGCTTCGAATCTTGTTTCATACTGGCTAGGTAGGCCGCATCACTGCGTACCTTAGTCCCAGGCTTAACCAGTCTAACTGGGAACGGCCATTCACCAGATTTGTAGTTATGTTGCG